CGACAACCGCGTCCGAATGCACTACGGCGGCGGCAACGGGGCGGCAACGGGCGGCCTGCGTTCCACGGAGAACGTCGCCCTCCGCCGCGCCGCCGTCGCCGCGCTGTTCCCGGCCCTCGCCGCCGCCCTCGCGGCTAAGCATGGGGGTGCGGCGTGACGGAGAACTACACCGCCTACGCCGAAATGCTCGAGTCGAAGCGGCATGCGAACGACCGTCACGGCTTCGACCCCGGCGACCTGTCGCCGGCGCTGTTTGACTTCCAGCGCGCGCTGGTGGAGTGGTCCGTGCGACAGGGGCGGGCCGCCATCTTCGCCGACTGCGGCATGGGCAAAACGCTGATGGAGTTGGCGTGGGCCGATGCGGTTGTGCGGCATACGGGCGGGCGAGTGCTGCTGCTGACGCCGCTGGCCGTCGGGGCACAACTCGCCGCCGAGGCCGAGAAGTTCGGTATCGCGGTCACCCGTAACCAATCCGGCGTCGCGCATGCTGGAATCACGGTGACGAACTACGAGCGGCTGCACCTGTTCAGCGCGAGCGACTTCGTTGGCGTCGTGTGTGACGAGTCCAGCATCCTGAAGAACTTTGCGGGCGTGCGGCGAGGGGAGATTACAGCGTTCATGCGGAAGATGCGGTACCGCTTGCTGGCGACCGCCACGGCCGCGCCGAACGACTTTACCGAACTTGGCACGTCCTCCGAGGCGTTGGGCTACCTCGGCTACATGGATATGCTCAACAAGTTCTTCAAGAACGACCTCAACAACAGCTCGACCGGCCGAATGGGCGGCAAGCAGGTGCAGTGGCGGTTCAAAGGCCACGCCGAGACCCCGTTCTGGCGGTGGGTGTGTTCGTGGGCAAGGGCCGTCCGCAAGCCGTCAGACCTGGGCTTTGATGACGCGCGGCTGACGCTTCCGCCGCTGATCGAACGCGAGCACGTGGTCGAGTCCGCGACGCTGGCCGAGGGGATGCTGTTTGCCTTGCCAGCAACGACGTTGCCCGAGCAACGGGAGGAACGTCGGCGCACGATCCCTGAGCGATGCGACCGTGTGGCCGCGATTGCCAACGCGACGACGGACCCGGTGACGGTGTGGTGCCACCTGAACGAGGAAGGCGACCGGCTCGCGCGACATATCGCCGACGCGGTTCAGGTCTCGGGGTCGGATGACGACGACGAGAAAGAGGCGAAGCTGTCGGCCTTTGCCCGTGGCGACGTGCGCGTGCTCATCACGAAGCCGAAGATCGGCGCGTGGGGCTTGAACTTCCAGCATTGCGCCCACGTTATCACGTTCCCGTCGCACTCGTTCGAGCAGTACTACCAGGCGGTGCGCCGCTCGTGGCGGTTCGGCCAGACGCGACCCGTTGTGGTGGACATCGTGGCGAGCGAAGGCGAGCGGGGCGTGCTGGCGAACCTGCAGCGCAAGCAGTCCCAAGCCGACCGGATGTTTGTCAACCTCGTGGCAGAAATGACGAACGCGCTGCGCGTCTCGCGCGCCGTTCTCCCCGACATTCAACAGGAGATCCCACAATGGCTGTAATGGCTCAGCGGGTGACAGATAAGTCGGCGATTTACCACGCCGACTGCATGGACATGATGGCCGTGCTGCCGGACGGACGGGTACACCTGTCGGTCTACTCGCCGCCGTTCGGCGGACTGTACCACTACTCATCCGACGAGCGCGACCTGTCGAACTGCGACGACTACGGCGCTTTCTTCGATCAGTACGCCCACATCGTGAAGGAGTTGCACCGGGTGACGATGCCGGGCCGCATGACGGCCGTGCATTGCATGGACGTGCCGTCCGGCAACTCCGGCAAGTCGGACTACTACCGAGACTTCCCCGGAGACATCATCCGCCTGCACGAGCGGCTCGGATGGCGATACGTCGCGCGATACGCCGTCTGGAAGGAGCCGCTCGCGGTGCGGCTTCGCACCATGCAAAAAAATCTCGCGCACAAGACGTTGGTCGAGGACAGCACGCGGTGCGGCGTGGCTAGCGCCGATTACCTCGTGGTGTTCCGCCGAGACGGCGAGAACCCGGTGCCCGTGGTGAAGCCCACCGGCATGATGCGCTACGCCGGCTCGCGGGAGATCCCGAAGGACGTGCTCAAGTACCGGGGCTGGACCGGGAAGCAGACGGAAAACCGATACTCGCACTGGATCTGGCGGCAGTACGCCTCGGCGTTCTGGGATGACGTGCGGATCGAGCGCGTGCTCCCCTTCCGTGACGCCAAGCACCCCGACGACGAGAAGCACGTCCACCCGCTGCAGCTTGACGTAATCGAGCGCATCGTGACCCTGTGGAGCAACCCCGGTGAAACGGTCTTGACGCCGTTTATGGGGGTCGGGTCCGAGGTGTATGGAGCGGTCGTGCTCGGCCGGCGAGGGATCGGAGCGGAACTCAAGGAGTCGTATTTCCGGCAGGCGGTCAAGAACGTGGAGATCGCCGAGCAGGGCGGACGAGACGAATCGGACACGGTTCCGATGGACTTGGGGGCCGGCGTCATGGACGACGAGGCCGCCTGATGGACGCCGACATCTTCGACCTCGAGCACGCCCGCCCCAAGCGCCGGACACCGACAACCGACACCGCGACCGGCGACCTGTTCGCGCCGACGCCACCACCGCACAACGGCACGGAGACGAGCAAGGCGGCGGCCAAGAAGGTCGCGCCGCACGTCTCGGCCATGCGGGCGCAGGTCTATGACGCCATCTGCATGGCGGGGCCTGCCGGCGCGACGCGGTCTGACATCGCCAACAACACCGGGATCAAGAAGGACACGGTGAACGCCAGGGCGAGCGAGCTGCTGACCCGCGGCCTCGTCAAGCAGGTCGGCAAGCGCGACGGCGAGGGGCTGCTGTATCCGACGGGGGGCGCGTAATGCCGGCTGCACCGAAGGCCCCGGCATTCCAGTTCTACTGCCGCGACTGGATTTCGTCGGGATCGGTCACGCTGATGTCGATGGCGGCAGAGGCCACGTATCTCCGACTGCTGTGCTATCAGTGGCTCGCCGACGATGGCCTGCTGCCGGCCGACCACGTGGCACTGCGGGCGATGACGAAGTGCACGCCGGCCGAATGGCGCCGCGTCTGGCCGGAGCTCGAGCCGCACTTCCCCATCGTCGCCGACGGCAAGCGCGGCAACCTGCGCATACTCGAGGACCGTCGCCAGCGCGATGCGTTCCGCGACGAGCAGCGGGCCAAGGCGGCGAAAGGGAATCGGTCGCGGTGGGGAGCCGAAGACGGGTCGCCAAGCGGTCGCAATGGCGACCATCCGGCGATCCCCGGAGCGGTCGCCGAACCGTCGCCGGACGGGTCGCCAGAAGGGTCGCCGGACGATCGCTCTGCAGTTTGCAGTCTGCAGTCTGCAGTTGAACACAACAGCACAGCACCCGCGCGCGAAGCGGTGTCGCGAAACGAGACAACCCGTGAGCGCAGCGCCGCCGAACGCCTGACGCCCCACGGCGCCCGGTGTCTCGAGCACATCCTGCGGGCGCATCCGGCACCCGCCGCGTTCGAAGCCGAAGTCGCCGCCGTGCTTGAGGGCATGCGCCCGAACGTGCCCACTGATCCCGAGGTCGTCTCGCAGGCGTTGAGCGACCTGCTGGTCGCCGGCGGCCAGATGTCGGCGCGGTCGTTCCGAGCGTTCGTTCAGGGCGCGGCGCGAGAGCGGGCGAAGGCGACCGCCGCACCGGTTGGCGACGACGCCGACGCCGTGATCGCGCGGAGCTTCGCCAAGGCCGAGGCCGAGCTACGCGCCCAGCAGCAGGGGGCCGCGTGACGCACAACCCGCAACTGCGCGCCGCGCTCACCCGGGCGATCCAGCGCCTGCTGGCCGTGCGCCCGAACGCTCGAGCGAAGATCACCGAGGCGCTGCTCGACGAGTGGGTCGCCGCCTTGAACGGCGTGGCGCTGGCCGCGATTGACGAGGCGGTCGCGCGGTGCAACGCGGCCGAGGAGTACTTCCCGTCCCCCGCCACCTTCCGGCGCTACGTCCGCGAGGTCGCGGCGGAGCAGGCCCGCGAGCGGGGCGAGCCGATGCCCCGCCAAGGCACCCAGGAGCCCGCCTGCCTGACGTGCGGGCGGGTGGAGGCCGAATGGGTCGAAGTCGTGCCGATCGGGTCGCAGACGGGCTTGGCGCGCCTGTTTTGCCGGTGCGCCGTGACGCTTGGGCACGCGATGTGGCCGCACGAGTGGGCGGCGGCGAACCGGCCGGCGCTTCGGGGGGCGGCATGACCGAGCGCGAAGTCGAGCGGGACTGCGACCGGCTGGTCGCGAGCATGGGCGGCGACGTGATCCGCACGAACCCGCCGGGGCCGACGCGGCAGCACATCGGCTTGCCGGACCGCCGGTATCGGCTCAAGGGCCGCGCCTTTTTCGTGGAGTTGAAAGCCCCGAGCGGCAAGATTACGGCGGAGCAGCTGGCGTTCTTGCGCGCCGAGTTGGACTGTGGGTGCCTCGCGCTGTGCGGCGGGGTGGACGAAGTCGCCGCGATGGTGCGGCGGATTGTGAGCGGGACGCAGGACGCGGCGCTGCAAGGGTGGTGCCGCGAGGTCGTGGAGGCGTGGGCCGCGAAGGGCCTGCGGCGCTCCACCCAACCGGCGGCAGCCACCGCCAGGGGCAGAGTATGACGCACGAGATCGACACGCGCCTCCGCGCGCTGGGCATCGACACGGAGGCGACGACCGATGTGTAAGACCATCATGGTGAGCAAGAGCGATATCGAGTGGTGGGAGTGCGACACCGGCGATGAACTGTCCGAGGCGCTGGACATGCCGCTGGCGTCCATCCCGCGAAGCCCGTGGTATGCCGACGCACCGGGCGGGGAGTGCTGCCTGTGCTGGGTGAATGTGGCGATGCTGGCCGACTCCTTGTCTGATCGCTACACGATGGACCAGAGCCATCTCGACCCGATGCACTACACGTTCACGCGCAAGCAGGAGGCGACGACCGATGGCAAGTGAGGTGAAGGACCGACCGGCCCCACGGTGGGCGGTGTGTGAGTATCAGGTGTCAAACGGGCACCAGTGCTGCGACCGCGCCGCGTATGCGTACCCAGCGATGGGCGGTGGGTGGATGCAGCTTTGCGTCGATCACGCCCAGCGGCATCTCGCGTACTGCATTACGCGCGACGACCAGCAGGAGGCCCGCCGTGGCTGAGCCGACGCTGGACGACCTTATCGAGTTCTGGATCGGTCGGTGCCGTAGCACCTTGCCAGAGTCCGAGCACCACCGCCGCGTGATGGCAACCGCCACCCACCTCCGCCGCCTGCGGGCGCTCGACGCGGCGGTGCAACGGGTGCGGCACGCAGGCGGAAGCGTTCTGCTGGCGTTCAACGACTGGCCCGCGTACCACAGCCCCCTCGCAGACGGGGAGCGCCGCAAGGCACTGAACGCACTAGCCGAAGCCATCGCCGCCCTCGACGCCGGGGGTGGGGCGTGAGCTGCGCGGCCGTTGTCTCCCTGTCCGGCGGGGCGCAGTCGTTCGTGGCGGCACAGCGCGCCGTGGCGCGGTATGGTGCGGCCAGCGTGGCGTGCCTGTTCGCGGACACGTCCGCAGAGGACGCCGACCTCTACCGCTTCGTGATCCAGGGCGCGGCGCATCTTGGGGTGCCGCTGTACGTGGTGCGCGACGGCCGCACCCCGCAGGACGTGTTGCGCCATCGGCGGTTCTTGGGGTCTGGGCGTGGTGCGCCATGCTCGGACATCCTGAAGCGCCGTCCGGTGGATGCATGGCTGGCGAAGCACGCGCCCGCCGCCGTGCTGGTGGTCGGCATGACGTGGGAGGAACCGCACCGCGTGGAGGCCATCACGGCGCGGTATGGAGACAGCCGCATCGTATGGGCACCGCTGACGGAGCCGCCGTACTTGACCCGCGACGATGTGTTCGCCGCTGTGCGAGACGCAGGGATCGCGTTGCCGCGCCTGTACGCTCGCGGGTACGCGCACAACAACTGCGGCGGCGCGTGCGTCCGTGCGGGGCAGGGCGCGTGGGCGCATCTGCTCAGGGACAACCCCGCGCTCTACGCCGAGTGGGAGGCGTGGGAGCAGGACATGCGCGAACTGGTCGGGCCGCACGCCATCCTGCGCGACCGCACGGGCGGCGAGCACGCGCCGCTCCCGCTGGTTGAACTGCGGCGGCGGGTGCAGGGCCAGCCCGACACCGTGGATCTGTTCGACATCGGCGGGTGCGGGTGTTTCGCACCGGACACAGCCGAGGCCGCTCCGTGACCCCCGCCGCGAGGACGTGCCACACATGCGCTCACGGAGAGCCGGTCTATCACGGACCCAACGCGCCGTCGTGGCACTTCGACTACCACACGCACTGCAAGCGCCACGACTGGATGATCGCTGATCCGGCGTTTCGGTGCCATCGCTACACCCCTTACCCCACCGCGCCCGCGAGGGCGGAGACGGAACATGAGTGACACGACGAAGCCGACTGACAAGAACTTCTGGGCCAACGAGCGCAAGGTTGGCGAGCACATCACCCTGACGACTGACGTGCAAGGCATCGTCCTCGCGCGTCACGCCAAGTTCGCCACCGTGTTCGGGACAGGGCGCGACGAACCCGAGGCGCTTGCCGCGCTGTGTGATTCCTTCGCGGCGCTGGCGGTCCTGCTCAACGACATCGTGACGCGCCCCTCGGTGACCGTAGGCGGATCGCCGCCCGTCGCCGCAGTTTTCGCCGGTACGGGGATGACGTACTGCTTCCCTGACGCCAAGGTGCCCCGTGCCGACGCCTGACACGGCCGCGCTCGCGGCTCGGCTGCGGGAGATCGTCAGCGCACTCCCGGCTGGGTTCCAAGTGAGCGCCGGAGACGGATGGCGTTTCGTCGGTGCCGACCTCACCGCCGCCGCTGACGCGCTCGCGGCGCTCGCCGCACCCTCCATGAGCGTGGCCAAGCCGGGCGTCACCGCCAAATTCACGGCAACACCGAGCGGCAACACGATGATCCGCCTCGGGAGCGTGACCCCCGCCCCGAGCGTGGCCGAGGCGCGGGAGGCGGTGGAGGATAGCGTCTTGGAGTACGGCAGCGTGCGTTCAACGGAGCCGCACGCGCGAAGCCGCCAATACGAAGCGTCCGTCAAAGACGCACGGCGCGCCGTCGAAGCCGCCCTTGACGCCCTCATCGCCGCTGTGCGCGCCGACGTGCCGACGGAGGTCAGGGAGGCGGCGGGGCGCGTCATGGAGTTCGTTTCACTCGCGGGCGTCATCATTCGCGGCGTGCGCGTGAACGACCGCGCCGTCGATCTGCAACCCGACGACCTCCGCGCCCTCGCGCGGCATGGGGGGGCGACGTGAGCGAGGACGCCAAGATCGCCGCGGTCGCGCTCAAAGAGATTATTCTCAGCCGGCGAGAGTTCGGTGACGATGAGGTTTCTGTCCCGTGGCGGACGCTTGAAGTGCTCGTGCGGCACGTGCTGCCATCCCCAATTGCGTACGACGAAGCATCGAAGGCGCTTGCAGACCGCCACGACCGTGCTGTCTCGTGTCTCCGTCGGATCCACGCGATGATCGATGAAGAGGCAACGGGCAACGCACCGACGCATGTTCTGGCGGCAATGCACGGGCGGTGCTGTCTGATCTTCCAGCAGGATCTCGAGGTGTCGGACTACGAGGCCACCCCATGACCGGCCTCCCCCTCATCGCCCAGGCGCGCGCCGACCTCGAGCTCGTCGGCTGGCGGCTCAACGTCCTGCTCACCCTCGCCCACGAGCTGCTCGACGTGCACGAGTACCGGCGGGTGAAGACGGAGTGGCTCGTGCGTATCTGCGGGTGCTCGCACGGCAAAGCCGTCGACGCACTCGCGACGCTGACCCGCCGAGGATACCTCGACCGTCGCGAAGGCGACGACGGCCCGGAGTATCGCCTGTACTGGACCCGGGCCGGTCAGTCGGCTGACCGCGCCGCGCCCGCATCCTCTCCGCGACCCGCCGCCTGACGCCGACCTTGCAGGGGTGAGCGACCTCACGCCTCTCAACCGCCGGCAACGGCTCTTTGTTGACGAGTACCTGCGCGACCTGAACGCCCTCGAGGCGGCGCGTCGCGCGGGCTACTCGCCGCGGAATCGCTCGATCGGGTCCGAGCTGCTCGCGATGCCGAGCGTGCGGGCGGCGGTCGATACCGCGCTGGCCGCCCGCGCGAAGCGCCTGCAGCTCTCGGCCGACGACGTGCTGGTCGAGCTGGCGATCATCGGCCGCTCAGACGTGCGCTGGTTCGTGGTCGGCGACGACGGGAAGCTCGCGCTGGCCGAAGGGGCGCCCGAGCATGCCTGGCGCGCAGTGCAGAGCGTGAAGACCACCGACCGAATCACCGAGACCGGCCGCGTGCGCACGATCGAGGTGCGGCTCTGGCCGAAGGTCGCGGCGCTGGATCTGGTGGGCAAGCACCTGGGCACGTGGAAGGAGCCGATCAAGTTCGAGGCGGTGCTGCCCCCGGTGGCCGAGTGGACGGACGAGCAGTGCGAGCGCATCGCGCGCGGCGAGGATCCCGCGCGCGTCTTCGGGAAGGCCGGCGCGTGATCGCGGCCGATGTGCTCCCGCTCCGAGCGCAGGCGGAGCTCGAGCTGCGGCGCCGTCGCGCGTCGCGGACGCAGGCCCGCGTCGGCTTGCTCGACTACTGCCGCCGGGTGACGCCGACGTGGGACTGGGAGGCGGCGCACATCGGCCTGTTCGCCTCATATCTCGACCGACTCCGTCGTCGCGAAATCACGCGCCTCGCGGTCGAGCTCCCAATTCGGCACTCTAAGTCAGAGACCGGCACCGTCCGATTTCCCGCCCAGTGGATCACCGAGGAGCCGGCCACGCGCGTGCTGATCGGGTCGCACTCGGCGCTGCTCGCCCAGAAGTTCAGCCGCCAGGCTCGCCGACTGGTGCGCGCCGCCGGCGTCGGTATCAGTGCCGAGAAAGACACGGCGGCGGAGTGGGAGACGGCCGCCGGCGGCGGATTGCGCGCGGTGGGCGCCGGGGCGGGCTCCGCTGGTATGGGCGCCGACGTGGTCATCATCGACGACCCCTTCGGCTCGCGCGGCGACGCCGAGTCCGAGGCCGGCCGCGAAGCCGTCTGGGACTGGGTCACGAACGACATGCTCTCACGACTCGAGCCCAACGGCGTGGCCGTCGTGACGCACTCGCGCTGGCATTCCGACGACGTGATCGGCCGCATCCGGTCTGGCCAGCTTGGCGACGGGTGGGTCATCCTCACGCTGCCCGCCGAGGCCTACGATGACGGGACGCCCGATCCGCTCGGCCGTGCGCCGGGGGAGGCGCTGTGGCCCGCGCGCTGGCCGCGGGAGGCGCTCAATCAGCGTCGCACCGAGTTGGGCGAGTACGCCTACGCCAGCTTGTACCAGCAGCGCCCGCAGCCGAGATCGGGCGGCATGTTCCCCTGGGCGAAGTGGGTCGAGCTCGACGCCGTGCCGGTCATCCCCGGCCGCGTCGTGCGGTACTGGGATCTCGCGGGCACCGAGCCGCGTGGCGCGTCCCACGATCCCGACTACACCGTCGGCGCGCTTGAGGGCGTGATGAGCGACCAGCGGATCGCGATCCTTGACGTGGCGCGCTTTCGCGTCGCGTCGGCCGAGCGGCTCGCGCGGATGGTGCAGGTCGCCCAGGCAGACCGCGCGAAGTACGGATCGCGCGTGACGTGGTGGATCGAGCGGCCGACGGGCATGACCGGCGAAGAGCAGAAGCAGGCGCTCTCGCGGGCGCTCATGCACACCGGGATTGCCGTCCACTTCGAAGCACCGACGGGCGACAAGACGCTTCGCGCCGAACCGCTGTCGGCCGCCGTTGGCGCCGGCAACGTCTGCCTTGCGCCGGGCGACTGGCGCGACGCCCTCCGCGCCGAGGCCGCCGACTTCCCTCGCGGCAAGCACGACGACCAGGTCGACGCCGCCGTCGGCGCGTTCGCCAAGCTCACCCTCGCGCCCGTGTCGGGCGCGGTCACCGGGACGTTCTCGCGATGATTCAACAGGACCCCAGCAAGCCCAACTGGCGGCATCCGGCCGCCGTCGCCCTCGACCCGAAGCGCCAGCGGAGCCGCGACCTGATCGCCGGCACCGACGCGATCCACGCCAACGCGCTCGCGTACCTGCCCAAGTGGCCCGGCGAGGACCACGAGAAGTACCAGCACCGCGCGAAGCTGGCCGAGCTGTTCGGGGCCTACGCGCGAACCCTCGACGCCGGCGAAGGCCTCGTCTTCGCGGAGCCGCCGCGCCTCGAGGACGGCGCGGCGCAGGCGTTCGTCGATCTGGCCGAGGACTTGGACGGCATGGGCAACGCGCTGCCGGTCTTTGCGCGGACGGTGTTCCACGACGCGCTCGCCGACGGCGTCGGCGGGGTGCTCGTGGATTACCCGACGGTGCCCGACGTGGGGCAGGTGTCGCTTCGGCAGGCAGCCGAGCGGGGGCTGCGTCCGTACTTCGTGCGCGTGCCGGCGTCGGCGATCGTCAACTGGCGCGTGACGCGGGTCGGGGCGAACGAAGTCCTGACGCTGCTCGTGCTGGCCGATGCGTTCGTGACCGAGACCGGCTTCGGCTTC